TGAATTGTCTAGAAGAATTGGAAAAGAAAAAGTTTGGTTAGTGTCTTACCCTGAAGGTTGTAAAGATGCTAACGATGTATTGTTAAAATTTAGTGCAGAAGAGTTAGTAAAATGCATTGAAGTTGCAAAGCCTTTCCCTCTAGAGGGGATAAGTAAAGCCAAGGATGTCAGTGATGAAGTATATCATATGTACAATTATGGTATGCCAAGAGGAGAGGAGATTGGTTTTGACAACTTCGATAAACTACTGACATGGAGACCGAGTGAGTTTACATTAGTGACAGGAGTTCCTGGACATGGTAAATCATCATTTGTAGATGAGGCAATAGTAAGACTTGCAAAAAGAGGTTGGAAGTTTGGTATATTTTCTGCTGAGAAGCAACCAATTAAAGTACATATAGCAGAACTTATAGAAAAGTATTTAGGAAAACCTTTTGGTAAAGGTTCATCTGATGGTGTACAAGAACATGAATTAAAACCAGCAATAGACTTTGTAAACAAGCATTTCTTTTTTATTAATTTAAAAGACAATGATCTAACCGTAGAAGGGATTTTAAACAAGGGTAAGGAACTTGTAAAGAAAGAAGGTATATCGTGCCTTATAATTGATAATTGGGCTTTTGTAGAGCATAAGATAGAGAGAGGAATGAATGAGCATCAGTACACAGGATTACAATTATCAAAAATTAAAATATTTAAAGAAGCATTTGATTGTGGTGTTGTATTAGTTGCACACCCTCAAAAACTAAAGAAGGAGAATGGGAAGGTAGAAGTCGCTTCAGGTTACAGCGTAAGTGGCTCCTCCCACTTCTTCAATAAAGTAGATAACGGTATTACAGTATATAGAGATTTTGAAAAAGAAATAGTAGAAGTGCATGTATGGAAAGTCAGATGGAGGTTTACAGGTAAGACAGGAATGCAAGAATTTAAATACAATTTAAGAACAACATGTTATAACGAAATATATGAGACAGAATCACCAAGCCAATTCCCAAAATTCCAAGGACAGTAAAATGATTTTACATAAGGTTGTCTGGAATAGAAATAGATGGGGATCTAAAATCGGTAAGCAAGAACCTTTTGAGGAAGGAGAAAATTTATTAAGAGTTGCAAAACTTAATGAAATTATACCTAACAAAGAAGATTATTTTATAAGACCGAACAATGATGGTGTTGATTATTATTTATTACTAGGAGGTTTTCATACCTCAACAGATTACGACACTATAAAAAGTTTTGTAAACCATAATGTGGTTTATGTAAGATTAGATTTTAAAAAAGGATATGGGAAATAAAAACAGAAACAAAGGACACAATTACGAAAGAGAACTTAGAAAAAACTTTATCAATTTAGGTTTTACTAATTGTGTTACATCTAGATATGGATCTAAGATGATGGATGATAAAGGTATAGACTTAATGTACACAGGAGATTTTGCTGTCCAGGCAAAATGTTATTCTAGAAATCCTAACTACAGAAAAGTTTTAGAAGAAATGCAGGTAAGACAAACCGACTATCCTGTGATATTCCACAAGGTTCCAAGAGGTAGAGAGTATTGTGTTCTTTATAAGGAAGATTTTATGGAGTTATTAGAAATGTTAATTAAAAATCAAATTATAAAAACACCTTAGTTATGGATGAAATGAAATACGAAATGAGAATACCTGAAGTAGATAAAATTTTAAAAGAAGCAAATGACAAGTATGTGCAAATTGTTTCTGTAGATAATACGCTTGAAGAGGTAGAAGAAATGAGACTGATTGATAATAAATTAGTTTCAGATGTCAATTATGTAAACTCAATAGTAAAACAAGTCCTCGAATATCTCGAGGCGAGAGGTTGTAAAACTTCTGAATATATATAACACTTTTAAATAATAATTATGAGCAATTCAATTGAATTACAAGGTCGTATCAAAGAAATCTCTGATACACAAACCATCCAAACTCAAAATGGAGATTTGGAAAAAAGAGTATTAACGCTTGAACTAGGAGGAGATTCACAGTATCCTGTAGACTATCCTGTTGAGGCTATAGGTCAGAAAGCAAGTTTATTTGCTAACTACAAAGTAAATGACCAAGTAAAAGTTGGTGTAAATCTAAGATCATACACTGATAGAAATGGAGAATTAAGAACTGCAAACGCTAACGCATGGAGAATTACTTATGCTGATGGTAAAATTGCTGGTCAAAATAACCATGCTGATAAAGTAGAAAATTTTGTTAATGAAAAAGATGCATTAACATTTTAAATCAATAAGCCTGAACATTCTATGAATTAGTAGGGCTTATATTAAAACTGAAACTATGAAAAAATTTAGACAATGGAGATCTAATCAAGGTAGATCGCCAAAAAAACAAGAGGCTTCCTTAATTGTATTTGGAATAAGTATAATAGGATTGTTCTTAACAATATTAAGTATTGCGCTATGGACAAACTTAAAATAATAAAGTTTTTATTTCCTCGTACATATCATAATATATGGACAGAAGGTTATAGAACAGGAACAAGTGCAATTAGAATGTTAGATAAAAAATTAAAAGATATAACAGATGAAATCAACAGACAAGATCAAGATACTAGGTAAAGAAATAATAGATTTACTAGTAGAAAAAAATGGTAAGTATGGAGACTCTGCATTAAACCCTATCAATATATTTTCTGATGGTGATGCGGTAAAATCTTTATGTGCTAGAATAGATGACAAACTTTCTAGAATTAGAAACAATGGTATTAACGTAGACACAGAAGATACAGTAAAAGACCTTTGTGGTTATTTAATATTATTACTTCTTGCAAGAGACAAAGAAAAAGAAATATTTAAGCCAAATAGAAAAGAAGTTTATGATAGTAACGGTCACAAGGTAGATACTTGGATCACTGATACTACATATTAAATTGCTTTATGTCTTCTAAAATTATTCCAGGCAATTCTTTTAGAATTTCCTAAGATCATTTTTTTGTCAACTCTTTCGTTGTATTCGTTTCTGATAGAGTTTAGTTGTGGATTTCCGTTTTCTGGTTTATTCATTTTTATTTTTTAAATATACTTGTTGCTTTTTCTGCTGTTCTTCCTCCGAAATATGCTAAAACGACACTCATCATGACCTTTTCAAAGGTGTCATTCCATGTTTCATCTATACTAAAAGGTATACTATCAATGCTGTCTAGTATTCCAGCCAGCGAAAATACAACAATACACCAAACTAACACCAAAGGACGGACATTTTTTGATAACCATCCACTATTTGGTCCTTGATCTGACTGCCATCTACTAGTGATTGCCTCCATCTCTTTGTTCTGTTGGTCATATATCATCTGCTGAAGTTTTATTTTATCTTCTTGTGATATATCTGACTTACCTATTTCTGCTAAGGCTTCTTGAGGTGAGGTCACCCCAGATAATACTTTTCCTAATGTAGGATTAATCATTGATGCTGCTCCGAATAATAGTTTACCAACGGTTGTTTCTTTGAATTTCTTTTTTTTATCACTCATAATTTATTCTTCTATTAAACCCCATTCATATATAATGGACATGAAACCTAATCTTAATATTGCGCTATAACAATTTTCTTCTGCGTCTGGAGGTATAAGGTCATAAGCAAAACCAAATCCTTCGTGAGGCCATTTAAAGTTTAATGATAATGACCACCATGTACCATCATTGTTATTATTTTTCTTTCTCATATCACCATGTATTTTGTTTTACCATCCTCTCTGTATGCTTTTAAACATCTTTGTCTATTTGAATCTGCATCTACATAACTTACATGTACCCAGTCTGGATTCTCATCCGTCCCAAATTCCCATATGATTTGGTCGAAGTCTAAATTTTCTTTAATGTAATTATACATCTCAGCGTTTGTCATATAACCATAGGTATCATCCAGATCCATTGCTCTTCCCTGGCAATGCTGTGATCGGCTCGACCCACCAATGGCAGTATTGAGTGAATCACATCTGAACATACTATTAATTTTTATAGGACCATTTGCTGCTTTTCGTAATGGCTCAAATATTTTCTCAGCAATAAGTTCCATATTCTGTAACTCATACTCTCCTGGAGTATTGTCTATTCCTAATCTCATAGCAGTCACACTTCGTGTTGCTTCTTTTTTACTTATGTGTTCACTTATCATAATTAATATTGTTGATCTAATTCTTTAAATGCTCTTTCTCTTGCTTTTCTTTTATATCTAGAAACCTTATCATGTAATTTTTCAGGTGATAAATCCTTCAAACTAGAATACTGTTCTAAGAGTTTTTGTCCTAATTTTTTAGCAGCCAACGCCTTATATCTTGCGTACTCTTTATCAGTTTGTTTTCTAGATTTTTTTGTTTTGTATTCGTAAAGACTTCTTCTGCTAGGATTACCTCTGAAAATTCCATTGTCAGTCAAAAGTTCAGATATCTTATCTGAGTCTCTGCCTAAAGAAAATTTAAATGGCACAAATTTCTCTATCATGTTTGGAACAATAGGATCTCCTTTTGTGTTATACATATCATCAAAGCCTGAATTTAGATAAGGGAAGTCTCTAAGCAACGGATTTAAAACTCCTACTGGGCCAGTATTTTTATCTTTTATTGGAGTATCTGTAGCATCCATATAAGTTCTAATCATTTGCCTATGGAAATTACTTAAAGTCATACTACCGATTACTTTAATTGCTTTTTCAATCCCCTCTTCTCCCATATCTTTAGATAAAAATTTTCCTAAATCAGTAATACCTTGAAGCCATGATTGCTCAAACATACTCCCTACAATACCTGCTGCTATTTCTAAACCTGTTTTATCATCATACTTAGATCCTTGTTTGATGTTTGCAGCAGCCAATAAACTAAAGAATAAAGGGTTGTCTATGTAAGATATTTGTTTATCACCAATTGTTATTGTATAAGGTCTCCAACCTGTTTCTTCTAATTCATATTTGTTAGTCATATTTTTAGGACCTCCTGCTGAAATTTTTATTTTAGCATCCTCATCATCTTCATCACCTATTAGTGTTAGTAATCCTGCAATAGTCAAAGTTGCTGTGGTTGCTTTTATATAAAGATGTGCTTTTTGCTCTTTTGTTAATGGTGTAAATTTCTGCTTACCTACTAATGGTTTTCCGCCTTTAATGGCTCTAACATATCCTGCTGGAGTCCAATCTATAAATCTATTAAACACATTAGTTAATACTCTTGCAAAAGGAATGAATGTAGTAATTATAGGGCCAGCAAGAGACGGATGATTTCTTCCTGCTACCACAGCATCATAAACAATTTTTAAACTTCCTTCTGGCTCGTAATTAAATGTTGCTCTTGCAGCATAATCTTCTGTATCGTTTTGTAAGTCTTGAGATCTATTTTCTTCTATTAATTCATTAACTCTTACTCTAAATTCTACAGACCCTTCATTAAACCCTTCTTCAGTTGCTTGTTTTACAGCCTTATCGATTGCTACTTCAGGAGGGCTAATTATATTTTCTGCCATTTCCATATCAGCAGCAGTAACATTATCACCTTTTTTAATTCTAGATGCTAATGCATATGCTCTCATATCTTTTGCAGCATGAAAAAACAATACATCACCTGCAACCATCACTCTTTGAACATATTTATAGAAATTTGGGGAAGCCAATCCAATTCCTGGAACAAAACCAAATGCCCAATGATTTGCAATTTTTCCAACTATACTGTCGTTGTTCCACCTAAACCATTCTAGTGTTGATGGCACATCAAACTTATCACTTTTTGTAGGTTTTATTCCTGTATTTAATACATACCTCGCATTAAGCAGCCCTTTACCAAAACCTTTATACATTCCTATAATAGAGTTTACAAAGTTTGAGGGACTATTTGAAATGTCTTGTGTGACATCATGTACAGCACCTACATATGCTTCACTAACAATAGACATCATGTTTGCAGTTATGTTTCTTATAGGAGTAGTAAAGCCTGATAATATAGAAGAATAAAAATATGCTTTAAATAAATCAAAACTTCTTTGTACTGTAGAAAGTTTACCAAACATTGTTTTTTCTATATAAGTATATAACTCATGATGTGCTTTAGCCTTTGGCAAGCCTTCTGCCTGCTCATCTACTATTTTTTTTAATCTAATAATTTCTGCTTCTTGTTCTGGAGTTAGTTCAGTTATTTCAAACTCATTATCAGTGCCAGTATCCTTTTTAGTTTTTTGTTTTAATCTATTATTAATATGCTTTACTAATCTTTGTGGAGCAAGTGCATCTAATAAAGAAAATGCTTGAATAAATCTACCTGCTTCAGTACCTTCTTTAGCCAACTTTGTAATAAGCGCATCTAAGTTTGCG